TATGATGACGGTCCAGAAAATTCGCTTGTTCGCAGGGTTTTGTGGCTGGAAGTCACAAACAGCCGCCATCTGGGCGGTTCTGGTAATAGGAACAACACCATATATGAATGGAATCGGAGTATGCCCAGCGGACACCCCGGTACCACGACCATAAATTCCTTTTACAATTTGATCCTGTTTGTGATGTCCTTTGAAAGGTGTTGTGGTCGCCCTAACGTTACGGACTTTTGGAATGAAGTTTCCATCGCCGTGTTGGGTGACGACAATGTCTTGTCGATCAGTTCAGATCGTGTCCTGAAGTTTAATCAGAAAACCATTGGTGAATCCATGGCAGAATTCGGTATGACTTACACCAATGAGAAGAAAGCCGGTGAGGTTGGTGAAACTAGAACAATTGAAGACGTGGACTTCTTAAAAAGGAGTTTTCGTCTAGTTTGTGAAGGACCACTAGCTGGCACTTTTGTTGCACCATTGAGTATTGGCACAATAGTCGAAATGCCTTATTGGTGTAAAAACAAAAACCTTCTTACTGAGATAACACAGGATACTTTCGAAACTGCGTTGATGGAATTGAGCGCTCATCCTAAAGAAGTTTGGGACGTGTGGAGTCCTTTGATGTGCTCTTCCTACCGACGCGCTGGCTTCCGGACATTATTGCCGGAAGAACAAGAGCAGTACTTTTACCAGTACTGCAACGGTACCGTAAGGTACTAAACACTGCACCTTAGGGTGCTGGGGCTCATATACGCGTGTAGACCAGGCAAAAAAGTCACGCTAATAATGGTTTACATGAGCGGAAGCCCAAAAAAAACAGACCTTGTTTTTCAACATTACGGCCCAGGGTGGTCTATAAAAACCCAGGGCACCGTGACTCGGGCCACCACGTTCGACTGTACGTGGGAACTAGGTCTGCCAACCTAGCGCCTTAAATTGATACAGTTGCTCAACAAAACGTAAATTCCAGTTCTTCGGTACTGAAAACCGAAGCTTATGGTGGTGTCATGCAAGGAACCACCGTACCAATGAAT